AGGCTGAGTTGGCAAACATCCTGTCAACTGAGATCCTCGCTGAAATCAACCGCGAAGTCATCAGAACCATCTACAAGGTTGCTGAGCAAGGTGCAACTGCAAACGTTGCAACCGCAGGTACTTTCGACCTCGACGTTGACTCCAACGGTCGTTGGTCTGTTGAGAAGTTCAAGGGTCTTCTGTTCCAAATCGAGCGCGATGCCAACGCAATCGCACAAAGAACTCGTAGAGGAAAGGGCAACACCATCATCTGCTCCGCAGACGTTGCTTCCGCTCTAACCATGGCTGGTGTACTCGATTACACCCCTGCACTCAACGCTAACCTTAACGTTGATGACACTGGTAACACCTTCGCTGGTGTTCTCCAAGGTAAGTATCGTGTCTACATCGATCCTTATGCTGCAAACGTTGCTGCTGATCAGTACTACGTTGTTGGTTATAAGGGTTCTAGCGCATACGACGCAGGTCTCTTCTACTGCCCATATGTTCCTCTCCAGATGGTTCGTGCCGTCGGTCAGGACACCTTCCAGCCCAAGATTGGCTTCAAGACCCGTTACGGTATTGTTGCTAACCCATTCGCAGAAGGAACTACCGCAGGTCTCGGAAGACTCCGCATCAACGCAAACCGTTACTACAGAAGAGTCAAGGTCGCAAACCTCATGTGATCCATCGGATTCACGATTCTTCCAAAGGGACCCGCAAGGGTCCTTTTTTTTATGTCTATATAATTTGTTAGGACGCACTTACCCATTTTATGGATGGGTAACTATATCCTCTACATTAAATGAAATGACTAAACTATTCGTTCTTCCTCTAATGCTTGCCACGACAGTGAGCATCACTGGAGGTACTGTTGCTGAAGCAAAACCTAGAATGTTCCATGAAAATCCTGGTGGTAGACCTGGAACTATCCATCGTCCAAGGAAACGTTGCACATTCAAACGTCCATGTTCACGAATGCCTGAACTTCCTGATTTTGGTACTCCAATGCCTAGAGGTGGATTTCGCCGTTGATATACAGAGACCTTCGGGTCTCTTTTTTTATGCAAATAAATAAAGATAAAACGCTATGTCATTCTCTGCGTTCGCAAGACAAATTTCTAATAGAAACTTTCTTGCCCCAACTGGATTTAAATTTACTTTAGCAAGAACGCCGAAGGTTGATTTTCTTGCACAGGCTGCAAACATTCCCGAGATTGGAATGGGTGTTGCGATTCAATCGTCATACCTTAAGGACCGTGCTGTTCCAGGAGATAAAATACAATACGGAGATTTTGTTCTTCGATTTATTGTAGATGAAGACCTTGAAAACTATATGGAAATCCATAACTGGATAAGAGGTCTTGGATATCCAGAATCTATTGCAGAATATCAAAGTTGGATCAATGGAGACGAACTTGCTGCAGACCCTAATGTCTCCGATGGAACTTTGTTGATATATAATAGTAACTTCAGAGTTAATGCTAAAGTAAACTTTAGGGGACTTTTCCCCACTTCGTTAACAACTGTTAGTTTTGATTCCGCTACAACTGATGTGGAATATGTAGTTGCTGAGGCTACATTTAAGTATGATCTTTATGACATTGAAAAGTATGAATCTTGATATGATACAAGATCTTTGGGAACAAGATTCCAAGATCGATGATGATAATTTACATTCAGAATCCACAAAGATTCCGAGTCTTCATTCAAAATACTACAAACTTTATAATAACATCCTTGTTCTTAAGAAATCACAAGAGAACAAATATAAAATTTTAAAAAAAGAAAAATGGCAATACTATACTGGTAGAGCAGAACCAGAAGTATATGCAGAATATCCTTTTGACCACAAAGTTCTAAAAGGAGACTTAGACAAATATCTCGATGCAGACGAAGATATTATCAAGTGTCTCACTAAGATTGATTACTATCAAATGATGTTGGACTATCTAGATAGCATTATCAAAACTATCTTAAATAGAACATATCAGCTTAAAAATGCGATTGAGTGGCAAAAGTTTATTAGAGGATATGACTGATATTGTAATTGGAAAAAAGAACGAAGTATTTCTAAAGTTAAAGGCAGAACCACACGTATTTCAAGAACTTTCTGAACACTTTACTTTTGATGTACCAGGTGCAAAGTTTATGCCCCAGTATCGGAGTAAGTATTGGGATGGAAAGATTCGACTATTCTCCCCACATACTGGAGAGATCTACGTTGGACTTTTAGATAAAGTAGTTTCATGGGCAAACAAGTGGGATTACCAAGTAGAGTTTGAAGATAATAAATTCTACGGAACACCTTTTGAAGAAAATGAGATGATCTCATATGAAGGTGTAAAAGACTACATGACAAGAATCTCCAAGTATAAACCAAGAGACTATCAAATTGAAGCAGTATATGATGCACTAAAGTATAATCGCAAACTACTTATTTCACCAACTGCATCAGGCAAATCTTTGATGATTTATTCTGTTGTTAGGTATTTTGCAGAGAGAAATAAAAAGATCCTCCTAGTGGTCCCTACAACGTCCCTGGTCGAACAAATGTATAAAGACTTTGAGGACTATGGTTGGAACGCTGAAGACTTCTGCCACCGCATCTACAGTGGACGTGAGAAGACGAATGAGTTCCCTGTTGTCATTACTACTTGGCAGTCTATCTACAAACTACCTAGAAAGTTTTTTGATGGTTTTGATGTAGTAATTGGTGATGAGGCCCACCAGTTTAAATCAAAATCTTTAGTGGGTATCATGACTAAACTTGCAGATGCAAAGTATAGATATGGTTTTACTGGAACTCTAGACGGAACACAAACACATAAGTGGGTATTGGAAGGACTGTTTGGTCCATCTTATAAAGTTACTCAAACAAAAGAACTTATTGATAAAGGACATTTGTCTAAATTACAAATTAAAATCCTTATCATGAGACACAATCCTCAAGTTTTTGAAACATTTGAAGATGAAGTTCAATTTATTATTGGACATGAAAAAAGAAATAACTTTGTAAAGAATCTTGCACTAGATCTAAAAGGAAATACCTTAGTATTATTTGCTAGGGTTGAATCACATGGACTCCCTCTTTACGAATCGATAAATAGTTCTGCGGAGAAAGGAAGAAAAGTATTCTATGTTCACGGAGGAGTGAATGCAGAAGAAAGAGAACTTGTAAGAGAGATTACTGAAAAAGAAAATAATGCAATTATTGTTGCCTCTTACGGAACTTTCTCAACTGGAATTAATATTAAAAACTTACATAATGTGATCTTTGCATCACCATCCAAATCTAGAATCAGGAATCTACAATCTATCGGTAGGGTTCTAAGAAAAGGAAATGGTAAGAATCAAGCAGTTTTATATGATATTGCTGACGATTGTACAAAACAGAATAGAAAAAACTATACTCTTAATCACTTAATTGAAAGAGTAAAAATATACAACGAAGAACAATTCAATTATGAATTCATCCAAGTAAATCTAAAAGAATAATATGGAAGAAGATTTCTATGCAGTCATAAAACTAATATCTGGAGAAGAGATATTTGCAATCGTTTCTCCAGAGGAACATGAAGACAGAACCATGTTGGTTCTTCATAATCCAGTGACGATAGAAGTTATAACTATTGCTTCAAGAGGTGTACAAGGATATAAGATTGATCCTTGGTTGAAGTTTGCTGATGATGACTGTTTTCTTTTAAATATGGATAGAGTAATGACTATCAGTGAAGTGAAAAGTCAAGAGTCTATTCAGATGTACCACAAGTTCATCAGACAAAAGGATAAAAAGAGTCCAACTGAAGGGGCTCAAGATACTACTGAAGTTGTTGGATATGTTTCAAAAGTATCCGAAGCAAGAATAATGTTTGAAAAGCTTTATAAAAAGAAAGCTGATCTTTGAAACTCCACAGAGTCATTGTACACAATATCTTAGGGTGTTGTCAACAGCTCGACTTTGTGTTACAATCTAAACATTAACAAAGGACCCATGAGATGCAAAAACGCAAGAGATCAGAACATTACGTTAATAACAAAGAGTTTCTAG